CTCAATAATTTGCCGATTTCCGTTTGGAGCGTTTCAATTTTAGCCCAAAGTCTTTCGCGGTCGCTTCGGCATTCTTGGAGGTCTGCCCGTGTTGTTTTCTTTTCCTCAACGAAGAAGCGAAACAGGACGGCTATCGCTGTAGATTGCACGCCGACGATGCCAGATCCGATGATGTAGATTAATGATTCCTGAGTCATTTCGCCAACTCCGTTGCAAGTCGCTCTAGTGTCATATAGCCGCTAATTTCAACCGTCTTATCGCCATCCGTAACGATGAAATGAGGCAACCTTTTAACATCGTCGGGATTGCCATAGGCGAAAGTATAGCCGGCTTGATCGAACTTCGCTTGTTCGCATCGCTTCCACCGTTGGCAAGGCTCGCACCAGTCCGCCGAGAAGATAACTACTTCACGCTTGATCGCTTTTGGTTTGTCGCTTGGCGATGGAGCTGGATCGACTGCAACCTCAGGTTCAATCAAAGTATTTGTCGCTTGCTCAAGTTCGCTTATCAACTCACTCGAAGTCGGTGCAATGTCGCATTGGGTAGGATCAACCACCGGCGGACTCTGTGACCAAAACAACAACGCAAAAAACAATAGCACCATAATCAAACCTCCTTGTTTGCTCATCCCAATGGCCTCGACTGCAACCACGATACACTACGCGGCCCAGGTAGGCTCAAGTCACTGATGCCCACTATCGACGTGTACTGATGCTTGCAGAGTGCATCGATAACTGAAGGGGCAATTTCCGTCCAAGAATCGTTATGCGAGTTGAGACGCCAAATGTAGTTGCGTCCCTTGCTGTCTTTGCGTTTGGAGTAGCCGAGCCAAGCCGTTGCGTGCCCGCCTCCACCGCGAAGACTGATCGATTCAAGAACGCCGCTGGAAGCATAGAATGAATCATTCCACGTAGTTCCCGTATGCACCGCACCGCTGCCACTCGCAAGGTACTTGTAAATGTCATCGTAGGATTCCAACCACGTATGCGAACGGATGCGATAGGGTGACGCCTCAAGTCTCATTTGATCGGTAATTAAGCTTCGAGCGTTGTTCGGGTACGGCGTTCGATACGGCAAGGCTGATTCGAGTAGATAGCCAATCTCTTTCGCAACCCTCAAGCCGCCGCTAATTGTTGATCCTGCATCGCGTCCCAGTAGCCCGTCGATCCGTTGCGACTCAAGGTAGGCGAACAGTTGCGAAAACTGACGCGATTCGCTTACGGCTCCGTGACCTAAAGCCAAAAGATACTCACCGCAATTCGTCAGCGAGAAGCCTTGGCAACTTCCCATTGATCCCTGCTTATCGTGCCTCATCAACCGTCGCGGGTCGATTTCATCAGGGGCTGCGAAGTCACGAAGTGTAAACGGCATGGAAACGGAATTGCTTTGCAGTTCGTCGCGTCGCTCTAGCGTTGGATCGTAGCCGGTGAAAAATTCCATCTACCACGCCCCCGCTATGTCTCGATTCAGTTTCGCAATCTCGGACTCTTTACCCTCGAAACTCGCCGGTAGTTTCAGTTCATCGATTGCGTTGTAAACTCTATCCAAAGCTTCTCGTTGCTTCGCTCCAGCATTTGCCGCGATAAACTGCGTCCATTGCTCTTGGTTCACAATCTCCCGCTTCTCGATCTTGCTAGCCGCCTCCAGAAATGCTGCCCTGTATGCCGCTCGAATATTGGGAAGCGTCGATGCTACAACGCCCTTAACGTCAGCGGGCTTTGGATCGACGTTAGCAGGTCGCTGGAACGCAAAGTAGATCGCACCTGCTGCAATGATCCACGGTAGCCAATTCGCTTCCGGCTTACTCATCGTCGCTGCTCTCTGCTTCGATCTCTGCTTCCGCGTAGAGTTGAGCCGCTGAGGGAGCGTTGCCGTATTGGGCCTGCGGAATCGCGGATAAGAATCCGTTTTCCTTTGCCCAGAAGTACAACCTGATCGCCATCTGAACCAGCATGATCACCGTCACCGGATCCAGTCCGTAGACGGTCTTTGCATGCTGTCGATACGCCCTACGGAACGCTTGACGGTCGCCGCCAGTCTCGTTGTAGATTCGGATCGCGTCGTCTGGACGCCAAGCCGTTTCGCATCGCTTGAAGAGACTCACTTTGCCACCTCGTCAGGCTTTGGCAGTGGTCGAATCGAATCGCCTACAATCCACGCTCCAACAGCTAGCACAAGCTGTTGTATCTGATCTTCGCTCAAAGGTACTTTGTCCTTTAAGACAATCACGGCAACCACCGCAGCCGCTGCCCAAAATCTCTTCGACTTGAGTAAGTCTTGCATGTTAACCCTCCCTTGGTTTCCTGCATTGTAGCAAGTGCGGAAGGGATTGCAAACTTTGCTTGGCTAGGATGTCAATGACCATTCGACCAACTAACTCAGCGACTTGTGGAACTACTGCGTTTCCTAGTCCTCTAAGTCTGTCCACCCGTCGGGGAATCCCATTAGCCACTCGACCCACTGCGGGCTCAACTGCCCACCAGCTTTCGTAGCTAGCGTCTCCGAATTGCGGTTTAACTCCGATGGGCTCTTGCCGTTGTCCTTGTGCATGCGGGAAGTCGGTGTCGGCCACATTTTCACCGCGTCGTTGATCGTCATTTGCCTTTGAGCCCCGCTCGGCCTGTGCGTTGCTTTCGGGTCTTTTGCTGGCCCTCGGTTTCCGCAGTTTGCGTCGGGTGTCGGCCACATCTGCGAATACTGATTGTCCACGACAGCCTCCCTGAGATTGCTCAACGCCACTCGGTTTTTTCGACCGTCCCTGCTGTTGTTGATCTCCCGAATATTGCCTCTCGCTGGCAACGAGTCCATTGTGTTTGGAGTAGGCCAGTACGAACACCCTGTCCCTGATATGCGGGGCACCAACGTAGGCAGCCGGTATGCAATGCCATTGAGCATCATACCCGATCTCGGCCAACGTCCCGAGAACTCTGTCCAGCCCTCTAGTAAGCAACGCTGAAACGTTCTCCAGCACAACCGCTCTCGGTCTGAGTTCTCGAACCAAGCGAACGGCCTCAAAGAACAATCCGCTTCGCTCGCCGTCAAGTCCTGCCCCAAGTCCGGCGTAGGAAATATCTTGGCAGGGGAAGCCGCCTGCGATGATATCAACCCGCTCAAGGTTGCTTGCTCCACATTGCCGGATGTCTCTTTCTCGATGCACTTCCGGCCAGTGCTTTTCGAGTACCTTCGTCGCGTAGTCATTGATTTCAACCTGCCACTTGCAACGCATTCCGCATCGCTCAAAACCCAGATCAATCCCGCCTATTCCCGCAAACAGGCTACCAAAGGTTAATTCGCTCATACGATAGATCTCTTCCGCAGATCCTCAATCCAAAACTCCCCGTCCTTCGCTGGAGTCTCCGCCGCATAGACGGCAACGGCCAATGCCGCCCAGTAGTGGCTACTGACGCCAAACAACGGCCCTGGTGCTTTCTTCGTGCCTACCACTCCAAAGCGGTCAATCAACGCTTGGCGGATGTTTGTGTCCTTAGCTCGCATCGATTGGCACAAGTGCATTTTAACCGACTTGCGAGGGACTAGCCTAACCTCGGTGCCAATGGTGCCCGCAAGCCAACCGATACCGGCAACCGTGCGAAACACTTCTTGGCCGACTGCCATTCCGTAGGACTCGATCCACTCGCAGGCAACGGTGCGAACCTTGCAAACCATGTCGAGTCTATCGAACTTGCTGAAATGCGTGAAACTGTCGAACGTCTCAAGTTCAACGACTCGTTTTTCATCCGCATCCCACCACACAAACGCATGCTCTTTTGGGCCTGGGTCAATCCCTAGAACTATGTTTTTATTCATTGATTGCCTCCTTTTCTGCCGCTTTCATAAGCGTTACCGATCCATCGCTACCCACTGAAACAACGTGACACAAAACGCCGTCGATAGTCACAGCCGTTCCTATTCCGAATGCTTTAGGCTGCTCCCATGTAAACTCAACCGTCATTTCCACGTTCTGTATCTTGCGAATATCGAACGCCTCGCTTGCTTCGAGCAATGATTTCGACCCGTCTTGGAAAAGATCGCTGACCATCGAATCAACGCTGCAAAATGTTATTTCTGGCTTATCGCTGTGTTCGTTACTCACTGCTCACCTCCCTGTCCTTAATCGCTCGATCCAAATACCACGCCGCTTTCTTCAAGTCCTC